ATGGCGCTTTTGCGGCTCATCATTTTTTGTTTCTTTACCGCGTCTGATCCGGGGCGGGGCCTGGCGCCCGATATCGCGCGGATCATAGAGCCCGACTGCTATCAGGTCGCGCTCGAACAGGCGGCGCAAGTAATCACTCCGACTATCGAGGCCGAGTTCCACACAACGCCGGTTGATTGCGGCCTCCATCTCGGGCGGGCAACTGAAGGAGAGCGAGACGTAGGTGCGGCCGGCGTTTTTCTTGGTAGTCATTTCCAGAAATGGTTGATGAGAGTCCCAACGATTACGGTGCCAACGATCCAGCGAATCATCTCGAATTTGGCGTCCTTGATTTCGGTACCCTTTTCAATTTCGGCCTGCAATTCGCGTCGCATCTTTTCCATCTCCGCCTGCAATTCGCGTCGCATCTTTTCCATTTCTGTTCGCAGCCTTTCAAAGTGGCTTTCAAACCATGAACGGTCGCGCTCCTCGAAAGCTTCCAGGATAGCTTCGGCCTGTTTATCGGGTAAGCCGGCAAGCTTCAGTTTGTTCAATGCTTCAATGACAGTCACAACCTGACAATACGACCAAATCGTAACGTGAAAAAGAAAAAAGTGCCAATTCAAGCCATCGGCGAGAAAGAACACGCTCTCTTCGATGGGCCCCTCTTCTCGAAGATTTCGATAAGTGTGCCAAGTGATATGAAACCGCTGACCAGGGAAAGAGCCGCACAACTGCACCTGACTGTGTCCCAATACGTTCGGCGGCTCGTGAATGACGAGATAAACGTTGAAAATCTTTAAGTCAGTTACGATTCAGTCGTATTGAGTAATAACCATGATACGACATCCTCGCATCGCTCAAATCGATAATCGCTGGCGCGCCCGCAAAATACTTAAGCACTTGTGGCTCTTACACCCGGAGCATTCGGAAGGCCGGCGGTATTATGAAAGCCTCTACGACCAAACCTTTCTCATTGCCTAACTCCAAATGAATAACGACCAAACAACTACTCTCGAACCGGCAACCGAAGTTAATCCGTTTGCCGAGCGGGCCGCGCAGGAAGCTGCCAAACCGAAGAAGGCATCGATCTTGAACCAAGTAACCGTGCGCAAACGTAAACGGCCAGTGATGGCGCTTTTATACGGTCAGCCTGGCATTGGCAAGTCTACCTGGGCGGCTGGCGCTCCCAAGCCGATCTTTATTTCCACCGAGCGCGGCCTCGACCAATTGAATGTAGCTAAGCTGCCACAGCCTCGGGATTTTAAGGCGCTCTATGAGCAGATCATGGCTCTTAAATCTGAAGAACACGGCTACGAAACTATTGTTTTGGATACGATCGATGGCGCTGATCTTCTCATCCAAAAACGTGTTTGCGATGAGTACAAGTGCAAGTCAATCGGCGATCCACCATACGGTGGCGGGTATCAACGAGCGCGGGAATTGTGGACGGGGCTTTTAAATGAACTCACTGAGATGAGCGAACGGTTCCACATTATTCTGATTGCTCATAGCTCGGTTAAAGTTTTTACCGACCCGTCGCTTTCTGCACCTTATGACACATGGCAATTGCGTTTGCAGGAGCGTTCTTCATCGATCCTGTATCAAGCTGTAGATACGATTCTTTTTGTTAATCTTGATACGACGATTCAAAAGGATTCGCCCAAGGCGCGTAAGGGCCGAGGAATTGTGAGCGGTGATCGGCTGCTATGGACCGAGCCCGGCACCGGCTACATTGCAAAAAACCGGTTCGATCTGGAGAACCCCCTCGAGTTCAGCTGGAGCGCCTTGGCTGAGGGCGTGGAAAAGTTCTATAACAAGTAACCCATATGAGCACCTATAGATTTCAATATCCAGAACCGCGCACTTACACGCTCCTTCCTCCGGAGGACTATACGTTTGTAGTCACCGAATGCGGCGAGCCGCGACCAGGAAAGACCAATCCGAAAAGTCTCGTTCTCGATGTGACGATAGCAATTCAGCCCTCCGGCCAGACTCTACGTTACTACCCTTCTGCGGGCGAAGATAAAAACGGGAACAAACGGGATACAATTTCTGAGTTTCTGCTCGCAGTGAATCGGGCGTCAGCAGTTGGTGAGGAACCTGACTGGGATTCGGTTGTTTCGGCTAAAGGTAAGTGCCGATTAAAAATCGAGAAAGACCTTAACAATAGGGATCGGAACGCGGTGCATTTTTTACATGTTCCCAAACAGGTTGGCCCGACTGCCGCCCAGCCGCCGTCAACCTATAGCCCGGATGAGGTTAAGAAAGCCGCAAAAGCCGCTCAAGCGGCGGCTGGCGGGGACGATATAGAACCGGATGACATTCCGTTTTAGTTTATGACTGATTTCGAACTATTATTAAATCGCCGGGCTCGATTGCGAGATGATGCCAAAGTTAGTTTGTCGGGCTATTTGAATTTCCAGCTCGGGACGCAAGCCCAAGTAAATCGCTATTTTGTGCTAATGCGCTGCATCGATCGATTGACGGCTAAAGAGCGAGCGGAATTTCATGATCTGATGGAGCTGGTCGCCTTATGAACGATGAACGAGAAGGGTTGCCAAGTGCGTCGGCTTTCAGAAGATACGAGCTCTGTCACGGATCGTTCCAGCTCGAGCAGGAGGCGGGGCGGTTGGGTCAAGAGGCACATGTAGGCAGCCCGGCGGCACAGCGTGGCACGCTCATTCATGCTTACCTGGCCGGCGAGGTCGACGAGGACGGCACCGAAATTAAGCTCAGCGATGAAGAACAAGACGTTGCTGATTTCTTGCAGGCTCGGGCACAGGAACAAGCTCAACGGATTTTCGGAGAGCAGGCAGTAGAACATCTTAACGAAAAGCGGCTTTTTTTGACAGTGAATGGCCAGAAATTGGCCAGCGGTCGGTTTGACCGGTGCGTTTACAGTCTCGATGGCAAGCTTGCGCTGATTCAAGATTTTAAAACTGGTCAGTCAGAACCGCAGGAAGCCGAGATTTCTGCCCAGATGCGCCTTTTAGCGGTTCTAGTTGGGCTCGCGTTACCTGGGGTTAAAGAGATCGTTGTTCAAGTTGTGACAGTTTTCTACGGGGTTAGCGAACGGCGTTTTTCAATTCCAGATCTGGCTGAAGCGTATCGGGATATTCTCAAAACCTTGCGGGCCATCCGAGATCCGCTGGCACCGCTCTCCCCGAGTCCGGAGGCGTGTGTTTGGTGTCCGTGCCTAAACGTATGTCAGGCGGTCAAGAATCTGGTCATGCCCGTCGCCAAGACCCAAGTTTCCGCGCTCCCTGATGGTGTCCGCGGGGCTAAGCTGCTCGATGAAGTTGCCGTGTTAGAAAAGCATTTTAAGGAAATCAAAAAGTATTATGAAAGGCGATGCAATGCTGATCCGACCTATCGGCTTCCGGGCTATAAGGTAACGGCAGATAACGAAATCTGCGAGGTAACCGACTGGGCGTATGAACTGGTGCCGGGGAATGAGGTCCGCGAGATCGTAGAGTGGGAAAAAGCCGAAATGCGTTTAGCCGAATATCTGGATTCAGCACAGCTTAAGGAGGCGCAGTCGTATACTATCGGCAAGTTGGAAGCCGCGCTAGCTAAAAGCCTAAAGCTCACAGCGGATCGAGCCAAAGAGAAGCTGAACCAGATTCTTGATGGCTTGATTGTCAAGAATCAGAACAAATCAAGCCTGAAACGGGTGAGCGGCAAACCGAAACTGGTCACGCTCGAGCTGCCGTGAGGCGTTATGACTAAACACGAGCTCATCATACTGTTAACAGAGGCGCGGGTTACAAACAATTCTCGTGACGAAATGGAACGCCAAACTGGTTTTGCGCCACCATCCATGGGCGGTGATGATGTCTGGGCGCGGACGATTATTGAAGCGGTGCACTGTGGGCTAAAGACTGACGACCTAAAGGCGATTGCCGAGGGGCTGGTGATGCTGGTTGACTTGGAATTTAAGCTTAGGAGTTACAATCCGAGGACTAAATCGACCTCAAAATATGAGCCGTGGAAATGAAGAGCTGCCGTGAGGCGTGGCACTGAGTGCGAATATAAGAGTATGCATGAACGAGTCGGAGCAAGTCAACATAGTCCAATTAAACATGCGCTTTATCGCATATTGGGAGGACAGTGTATTGGTGCTGCCAGCAAAATAGATAAATTTAAGAAGACACTATTAGTCGAGGCCTGTGCAGGCGATGGGAATCCGAATGAATACTCAGGCACGAGTAGCCCAGAAATTTCGTATAGACTCGTAAAAGGATCACTTAAATTACGTCAGGATATACGCTGTTTGTTAATCGAGAAGCGTGAATATACGGCAGAGCAGCTGGTACAAAATTTGTGTCGCCAATGGGATGATGGATACCTCCTTAGGCAAGAGGGCGAGATATGGATACGTGACGAAGCATTGAAATATATAGAGGTTATTCCAGGCGACTATAGAAGCGAAGCAGTAGCAGATCGCATCGCGAAGCTAATTATGCCGGATGAAACGACGGTATTTTTATATATTGATCCCAATAAGGCATCAGATGTAGAACTTTCAGAATGGTTGAAAGTCGTGTTGCCGTGGGCGACCACGATGTTAATAACCCTTGGGTGCAACGTTGGCGGCTCGAAACGTTTACCTATCGAACATCCTGATCGGGAATCTTGGTACGAGCGGCTGGAATATCTTCTCAGGCTAAAAAGACAACACCATGACGCATGTTTAATTCGGTTGGAAAGAGATGGGTCACAATGGGC